CGCATCAAAATGTTCAAGCATCTCGTAGTTCGTGATAACGATACGATCATCACCCTTGATTTCGGATTGATGCCTGCGGTATTCCACGTGCACTCCGAATTTTCGCCCCTCATCGACAGTCTGCTGTGCTACACATAATGGGGCTACGATTAATACTCGCCCCGCGTGATTTGCCACCGCGTCAGCCCAAGATAACTGGGTCAGGGTCTTGCCGAGCCCGGTGTCTGCGAATACCGCCGCTCGCCCCTTCTTTAGCGCCCATTCGACTATGGCGCGTTGAAAGTCGAACAAGTGCGGGTTTAGCGCATCGACCGCGAATCCCCCGTATACGTCGTTGACTTGCTTCTTCAGCAAGAAGTCTTCGTAGATCATCATCACTCTCAAAAGTTGTTGACGGTAGCGTCATTATCGGTAAGAATATGCCTACGGTCAATATCTGCCGTGCAACTTTTCTAGGAGAGTACCAACCATGAGTATTCAAATCAGCGTCGACCCCGCCGGCCTTTCGCAAGAGCAACGCGAAGCGGTCGCCGGTTTTATTCTGGCCTATCCCGGCAAGGCTTGTTCCGGAACGTGCGGCCACGCCGTCGCGGAGATTCCGGCATTTATCCATAAAGATACTGCCGACGCCGGTCTTGTTGAGGTTGGCCGCGCACTTGACCCGGAGATTGCCGCCCTTGTCAAAGACGACGGCGAGTTTGAAGCGTCCGTCGCTTTCGGCGGCCACGGTTCGCCGGAACTCGACGCCGATGCTGCAAAACTGAATGCCATTTTTGGACAAGGTGCGGCGGGCGCAACACTTACCGACGTGGGGCTGGCGCCGGCCGTAGCGTTCGGGAGTGCCCCCGCCCCTTTGGCTCAACCGGCGACCGTTGCCCCCTCTATTGCGGTTGCCGCTCCGTCCTTGACTGCCCCCGCGGCTCCGACGCCTACTTCGACCGCGACCGCGAACGTCCCCGTTCCCCCTGCACCGAATACCGCGCCCGCGGCGCCTGCCCCGACGGCACATGCGGCCCATTCGACCCCTGCAAGCGGCGTTGAAGTCGACAAGCATGGTTTGCCGTGGGATGGCCGCATTCATGCTGAAAGCAAGGGGAAGATTGCCGACGGCACCTGGCGCAAGAAGCGCCAAATCGAC